TGATCCATGTCATTTAGGCGCGCGCATGCTGGCAATATAGGCGGCTTCGGCCTCCTCGGGCGAGCAATCAGATTGCGGCAGGGGCGGTGCATCGCGCGTTTCAACAATGGTGGTTTCTTTCCAATTGGCTTTGCATTTCAGATAAAAGATGATCCCGGTCATGTTGCCCAGCTGGATATTTTTTAACAGCATGGCGGTGACCGCCGAAATGCCCGCCGCCTGGCCGCGCTCGATCGCCTCCAAAAACTTTGGGTCATCATTTTGTCTGTGCTTTAAGGTGCTGGTGCTTATACCGAGGCACAGCGCGATATCCTTTTTAATCATGCCGCGCGCAGCCAGCGATTCAGCCTTGGCATAATCAATTGGCTTTTTCCTGCGGTGCCGTGGTGCTTTGGTTGTCGGTTTCATATTTCTCTATTATAACACTAAACGCGCCATGATGACAGTCATCTAGGCTATTTGCCAGCCGCCACCCGCTTGGGAGCGGTTTGTTTCTTGGCCAGTAACTTAGTTCTCTTATTGACATCAGCGCCCTCCAATACGGCCTTTTTTCCTGTGAAATTTTCCCATCTTTTAACAGCCACATCAGCATAAATCGGGCTGATCTCCATGGCATAGCATACGCGCCCTGTCTTTTCACATGCAATCAGGGTGGAGCCCGAGCCGAGAAAGAGATCGAGCACTGTGGTGACCTCTTTGAAATAATCAAATGCCCATTCGGCCAATGCCACTGGCTTTTGGGTGGGGTGCACGCGCTTGGTTCCATGCTCGCTGCCCTTGCACATTCCCTTCCATAAATGACGGAATATCCTTATGCTTGACCACTTTGACTTCACCCATGCCATTTCACAATCGGATTGGGTGTCTTTTTGTTTTTCTTCAACGCGCTTATCCCATATAAACCAATTATTTGATTGCGGGAGCGCATGACAATAATAGTTAGCGCCCCACCATACTTGGCGCGATATCTTTAAGCCCTCGCAAAGATTATAGGCATCAATGGCGTATTTTATTGAATCATCGATAAAATCTTTGAGCTTATTGCCCTGGCACGCGCCGCCGCGCTTCGATCGGTCACCCTTCTCATTGATGCCATAAGGCGGGTCCGTGAAAACCAAATCGATTTTTGCGCCAGCGAGCAGCGCCTCCACATCGGTGATCGAGGTGCTATCACCACACCGCAAGCGATGCCCCCCCATAATCCATGTATCGCCTAATTTACTTATGGGCTCGGCCGGCTCTTCTGGCACCTCATCCGGATCGGTTTCGCCCTCGGTGCCTGTTTTTAAAAACTTGGCGATTTCATCCTCGCCAAACCCGGTGAGCGCTAGATCATAGCCATCATCCTGCAGCGCCTGTATCTCGAGCGCCAGCATATCGGGGTCCCAGCCAGCCGATAGCGCGAGGCGATTGTCGGCCAGCACCAGCGCCCGGCGCTGTGTCTCGCTTAAACCAGTGATCACCATACAGGGCACCTCGCGCAAACGCAATTTGCGTGCGGCCAGGACGCGCCCATGCCCGGCGATTAATACGTTATCTTCACCAATTAATACCGGATTTGTAAAGCCAAACTCTTGAATTGATGCGGCAATCTGCGCCACCTGTTCATCAGAATGGGTGCGCGAGTTATTAACGTATGGGATTAAATCTTGGAGTTTTTTGGTTTTGAATTTTATGGAGGAATTCATTAACAAAACCTTTAAAGGGGTTTAAAAGGCAATTTAACAATTACAATGCTAACATTTTAGCAAAAAATATGCTATTTAAAAAATACGGTCATACTCAGTCACTCTCGGTCACCACTCAGTCACCACTCAGTCACTTTGATTTTACTATATAATATCCATAAAGTGACTGAGTGACTGAGTATTGTGGCCTAAACTATTCTAGGAATTTTGCTACATATACGAAACCTCGGTCACCTCAGTCACCTCGACACTATTATCTATAAAATATAAATGGATAACTGGTGACTGAGCTCGGTCACCAAAATGGCAATATTTTCCATAATCTGGGAAAAATGTAAAAACTGGGGGATTATAACTCGTGGCGAGTGGTCAATTTGGGGGTATTAAAACTGCGTTTTGATATATTGAATGCCCGGCCATCTTTCCCGGTACGGCGTTGCGCAATGCCGCGCTTGCGGAGATAATCGGCGATCACCCGGGTTTCGCGCTGGGTAATATGCTTGATGCCAAGGCCTTCGGCGATTTGTGTGGCTGTGTTCCACTCAAACGGCATGGCCTCGAGTAGATCGTATTTATCCTCGATCAGCTCATGGATTGGGTCGATTTGTTGATGCTCATGATTAATGCGGGTAACATGGGCAAGCTCATCCGGCTCGAGTTTCCAAGATTCGCCACCGACTTCGATTAAATATAAAACCTCAGCCCACAGCTGTTGCATATCGATATCATGATAGCTGTTGATGGCGGTGCATGGGATTGTCCAAAAACGGCGGTTGCCGGCGGTATCATGGAGATAAATATCTTGATCGACACTGGCGATAATGGAAGTGCGGCGCGGGTATCGCTTATCGCCTACGCCATATGGGCGGCGCATGGTGTCATGGTCGCGGGTGATGAATGGCTTGATGGCCTGCAGATCCGCGCGGTTAAACGTCGCGCCGATTTCACCAAGCTCGACAATCCAATAGCTGATGACTTGGGAAACGGAGTCTTTATCTTTGGGGTCAACGGTAGCATCGGTGCGCACCAGTTCCTTGCGGATTTCATCGGGCACCAGCTTTTTCACCCACCAAGTTTTACCTAAATTTTGTGGTCCCTGCAGCACAAGGCAGCCAGCCCCATCGATGCCATTATAAAGCGCCATGCTCATTGAGCTTATCAGCCAGCGCCGGATTAACAGTTCCTTGGCCTCGAGCTCATGGCTGGTGATGGTATCGTAAAACTCGGGCAGGCGGCTCATCTTATCCCATTTGCGGCTGCGCACCCACTGCAGCACAGGATTATATTGATTCTCATCGGCCAGCCGCAACAGGTACATCATGTAACCGTCAACGGGGAGCTTCCACTCTTTCATGCGGGAGTAAATGCAGGCGAGCGCAGATTCCTCGCTGTTTTCGGTGCTAAATGTTTCGCCTGGAACAACATGCTCAACGCGCTTTCCTATGACATTATAGCGGCAGGTGATTTTATAATAACTGAGAAGGTCGCGCAGGTTTTGCATGGTGGCGAGCGCACGCGCCGGGTTGGCCGGGTCCATATGCGTGAGCACGAGCGCCTTCGTATCGGCTGATACGGTTGGCGCTGATATTTTTAGCTGCAGCTCATCGCCTTCAACGAGGAAGTCTTTGACAGGGAAATTATCCTGCGCATCGCCGAGATCCCAGCCCTCGGGAATGCCATCGGGCAATTTTACGATATGCAGCTCGGGTAATATCTTCTTGATGGCGGTGGCGGCAATGCGGCCAGGCTCATCGGCATCCGGCCATATCCAGACCGCGGCGCTTCGCGCTTTGAGTGACGCCCAATCGGTGCCCTTGACTGCCTCGGCGCCGCCGCACCATCCGATAACCACCCAATCGGGGAGTAACAACTGTGCCCGCTCGGCTTTCTTTTCGCCTTCGACAATGAGCACCTTGGCATCATGGCGCGCGAGTAATTCAGGCAGGCGATACACTGGCGATGCCACTGGCCATTTTTTCCATTTCCACACCGCTGTGCCATCATGCCTGCGCCAACATGAGCGGGGTATAATCTGCTTTTTTTCATTGGGGAGAGGGGCAAATCGGCACACATAGCCCACAATCTTTCCGGCGGCATCGCGGTATTCACTCACATGCTCCGGCTTGCCATATTTTGAGTGCGCTGGGATAGGGGGTGATTCAACGCCCGGCAGATAGGTATCATCGGGCAATGCATCGGTGCCGTTACTGAAATGCTTGGCGGCTTCGCCTTGTTTGATATTATGGATGGCGGCGTAAAGGCTGATAAGGTCGGCGCCGGCTTTTCCCGAGGAAAAATCCTTCCACACGCCGGTGTCGACATTGATGGATAACGAGCGCCCGGCCTCGCCGGATAGGCCACCCAATACATATTCGCGCCCATGCTTCTTGCCAGCGGGCAGCCACTCGCTCAAATAGCGGGTGGAATCGGATAAAAGCCGATCAGCGATGGCCTTAAAGTTGATTTTGGTGTTGGTGGCGGCCACGTTATCCCTGTTATCTGGGGAGTGCCACAACGGAATAACAGGGGGTTGGAGGTGCCCGCCGCTGCTTTAGACCGCTGTGGCACCCATAAATTGGTTAAAATGTGGTAATTTCATAGGCTATTCTCCAGTTAGCCCTACTATATTTACGCTTTCTTTATATCAAATACAAGCGAAATATTTGTTAAAAATAGTGCTTGTATTTAGCAATTAGATTGCTATATTAGGGATACTAAATGACCAAACCAACCAACCATCTAACTAAACGGAGAATCTATATGACAGGCGTGAACACCCCAGAAAACCGCGAAAAAGTCGCCAAGGAATTCTTGCGCATATTGGGCACTTGGTTTGCCAAGGGCGATCCACGAGGCTTGGGCAGGGATTATCCCAAAAAACTCACGCCGGAAGTTGTCGCCAACGCCAATGATTATTATGATGCAAACATGGCGATGGATGAGGCTTTTAGAAACCTCAAAATCCCCTTGTTCGTGAAGGGTGTGATACCCGATGATTCCAGCGAGCTTTTTAACACCTCTTGGAATAGGGCGATTGAACTCGCCAAGGTGGCGGCATGAGCGCCGGGAAATATCAGGTTCGCCAAGCGAATCATAGCCGCAAATTCGTGGTGTACTGCATCACCAATAATGAGGATATCGCGGTATTCAGGGTAAAGGCTCGCACCGATGATTACGCTAAGTTTCTCAACGGCGAGCCGCGAAAGGGGGGTAAATAATATGCAGCGCGATTTCGCATTATTCGCTGTGTGCTTGGTTATTTTCCTCGGCTTCGCGGCTGATATACACCAGCGCCACACGCCATATAACCAAATGCTCGAGGCGTTGAGCCTCGAACCGGGCACCGAAACGCAACCAGTAACATTGTGGGGAGAAAAACCATGAATAAGCGCGATCTCACCCGCCTAAAGCAATCAGCGCTTGTGCTGGCCACAGTAGCGCGCGGCATCAAAGATGAGTCGGCCAAGATTGAAACGCTGGAAATGGTCAAGGTCATCATTAAAGCGGTGGCCGAGTTGGAACCAAAACCCGGCACCGCCCTGCAGGATATCACCGAAATCGATGAAAGGAATGATGATGACCAAACGCATTAAAAATGATGTGGGGTTTGTTTTCCCACAGCATCGCTATCAGCGCATCGGCAGCATTGCCAAGGGCGATGCCATCGGCGGCCTCACCAAGCGTGAATATTTCGCCGGGCAGGCATTGGCTGGGCAGCTGGCCAATCCCGGATGTGAACCTGATAGCGAATTAATTGCCAAAGTATCGGTTTTAATGGCCGATACATTACTCAAAAAACTAGGAGAAAAATAACATGGTAGATTTATCAAAAGAAATGCCGCCAAAAAACCACAATAATCCGCCATCCGAAACCGAATGGCTGGGCGAGAATCTAACGCTGCGCCATGTGCAGGCCATCCGGGCGGCCGAGGCGCATTGCGATATCGTCAATAATATGCCTGATCATTTTACCGATGAATCTGAGGCCTCCTATACCTCGGATTTAATTAAGCTCATGGGCAATTTAGGCAAGGAATTGGAGCGGCGCCGGAAAGAGGAAAAAGAGCCATTTTTGCGCCAAGGTCAATTCGTCGATAGTTTTTTCGGCGAAATATTTGATAAAGATGCTAAGGGCAATCTCAGCGGGAAATTAGGTTCGGCCATTAAAAAGGCCAGCCTGCCCCTGCAGGATTGGCTTGACCGCAAGGCGCGCATCGAGCGCGAGGAGCGCGAGCGTGTGGCCAAGGATCTCATCGCCCAGCAGGAAGCGGTATTGCAACGCGCGGTTGTTACGCCCGTTGAGCAACGCGCCGCTGTTATCGAGGAGGTAGCCGATGCCAACCAGGCTGTTAAGGTCGCTACTTCAATCGCCAGCGCGCCGCTTAACAGCATGGCAAAAACCACTGGCAAGGGCAGCGCGGCAGCACTCAAAACCATATGGGTGGGCACCATTAAGGATGTTGACCAGCTGGATATCGCCAAGCTTCGCGCGTACCTGCCGCTCACTGAGCTGCAAAAAGCGGTCGATCGGTATGTGAAGCAAGGCGGCCGCCAGTTAGATGGGTGCGAGATTAAAGAAGTAACCGATGTGAAGGTGAAATGATATGAAGCGGGGACAGCGATTTAAAACTCAGGATGGGAGAATCGCGTTTTTTATTACGCGCGAGGATCGGCTTACTATGCCTTTGATATTTCGCGTGGGTGATGAAATATGGACGCGCCAAGCTAATGGAAAACATTGCGATTCCTGCGATGGTATTGTTTTCCCTGCTATAATTTTAAAAACCAAAAAGCAAAAAATGAAAGAATTTAGAGCGCAAAGCAAACCCTCAGCCCACTGGAAATAACTATGAAATTCGCATTTTTCATCATCATGATCATCGCGGCATTTTACTCGCCCATGGTGGTCGCCGCCCTCGGAATTATCGCCATCCTCTATATAGCGGATTGCCGCTTATGAATGATCTCGAATATTCTCAGCTGCAGCAACGCGCCATTCAGGCCATTGTCGATTGGTATGGCGATGATCACCCGCATGCGCCGCAGGAATTTTATCTCGCCGGATATGCTGGCACTGGTAAATCGACGGTGGTGGCCGAGGCTATACGCCGCCTGCGTGACCAATATAAAATCACCAATATCCCCACCGCAGCTTATACTGGCAAGGCCGCGCATGTGCTGCGAAAAAAAGGCAACATGAATGCCCAGACAATCCACAGCCTGATCTATAAATGTGTGGAGGATGAGCATACCGGGGAATTGAGCTTTGTGATTAACCTTTTGGGGAATGCGGCGCTGGCCGACCTGATTGTGCTGGATGAATGCTCTATGATCGATAACGTAATGGCCGATGATTTGCGCTCATTTGGCAAAAAAATCTTGGTGATGGGCGACCCTGGCCAGCTGCCGCCGATTAATGGCGAGGGTAGCTTTACCAACCGCCGGCCGGATTTCTTTCTCGATGAAATCCACCGCCAGGCTGCCGATTCGCCGATTATCAAGCTGGCCACCATGGCGCGGCAGGGCATCATGGTGCCTGTGGGCTTCCATGAGGGTGATGTGCAGGTAAAAATGCTCACCAATGAAAGCGCCGATGAGTTTTTGCATAACCCTGACACTCAGGTGCTTTGTGGCCTCAACCGGATTCGCTGGGCGGTCACCCAGATAATGCGCAAAGAGCAGGGTTTCGGCGGCGTGCTCCCCTGTGTGGGTGAGCGCATATTGTGCTGCAAAAATAACAAGGATAAAGGCCTATTCAACGGCGGCGCTGGAATCCTTAAAAAACTCGAGATCATGGAAAATGGCGGTTGGAAAATCGCCGCCGATGTGGAGGGGCGCTTTCAAAAAGATTTGATTACCGATCCATTTTTATTTCGCCAGCATTTCGATAACGGCGCCTCGGTGCGGGATTTTAAGAAAAAACGCCCGAATGAATTTGACTGGGGTTACATCCTGAGCGTGCATAAGGCGCAAGGCTCAGGCTGGCCGCATGTGACGCTGATCGATAACTCGCCCTCATTCCGTGAGGATCGATGGAAGCACCTTTACACTGGCATCACGCGCGCCGAATCAGGTTTAACCGTTTTAGTATCATAGGAGAAAAAGCATAGAAGGCCACCAAGAAATCCCCGTTATTATGAATGCCGTTGAATCGAGCAATATCGATAAAATTGGCTATAATTTTGAGCATAAAATATTACAAATTGATTTTAAAAACGGCTCAAACTATCGCTATATTTATGTGCCCGAGGAAATATATAAGGCGCTGATGGAATCGCCATCAAAAGGCGCCTACCTGGCCAAAAATATAAAAGACAAATTTCAATGCATTAAATGGGAAGTGATAAACGGAGAAAAAAAGCTGAAATAAAACTGGACTTCTAGCAAAATAATTGCTAGGCTGATTTCTCAATATTGGAGGTATTTTATGACAATTCAAATACGCAAAGCGACTAGAAAAAAGGCCAAACTCAGGCTCGGGGTTTCCGCGCCATCAGGCGCAGGCAAAACCCTCGGCGCGCTCATGCTCGCTTATGGTATTATGCGCGAGACTTATCCCGAGGCGACCAATGCCCAAATCTGGGATAAAATCGGCATGATTGATACTGAGGAAGGCTCGGGCGAGCTTTATGTTGGCGTAACAAAACATGGCGTTTTAATCGATGCCTACGCCTATATCCGACTGTCAGCGCCTTTTACCGCCGTGAAGTATATCGAGGCCACTAAGGCGCTGGAAGCCGCTGGCATTGAGGTTATCATAGAGGATAGCGTTACCCACGCATGGGCGGGCACTGGTGGCCTCCTCGAGAAGCATGGCAGGCTCACCGATAATGACCCAAAGAAAAACAGTTATACCGCTTGGCGGCACGTTACGCCCGACCATACTGTATTTGTGGACACTATGCTGCAAAGCCCGGCGCATATCATCGCCACCATGCGCAGCAAAGTGGAATATGCCCAGCAGGCGGGCGCTGATGGCAAAACCAAGGTGGTGAAACTCGGCATGGCACCAGTGCAGCGCGAGGGCATGGAATACGAATTTACCGTATTTTTCGATATCAATGACCAATCAATTGCCCATGCAACCAAAGATCGCACCGATTTATATAGCTCGGTGAATGCCTCGGGCTTCTTGGAAAAGCGCGAATTCATGCTCACCCCGGCCATCGGCCAAGAGCTTTTTCGCTGGCTGAATACAGGCATTGAAACCATCGAAATGGCATGCGAGCGGCTGGTTGCCGAGGTGGATATCAGCGAGGATTTAGAGGCCACATACCTGCAAAATAAGCCCACATTTGACCGCCTTGATGTTGAGCGGCCAGAATGGGTACCGCTTATGCAATCGAAATTCGAGCAACGGCAGGAGGAACTTTCAAAGAATACCGCGCAAGCGGTTTGACAGCAGGGAAAGACCGCATTTAATCAACAATTTAAGGAGTTATCCAATGACCGATTTATCTGATGTGAATATGGAAGGCGTAAAACCGATGAGCGAGATTCAAGATCTCGGCGTTGGCCAATATCTTGTTCGTATCGAGGATACGGATAAAAAAGAAACCAAAGATAAATATTCCGAAAATGGCGAAAAATTGCCGCCAAATCATTACCTGCAGATCGCCCTCAAAGTGTATGGCGGTCCTGATGAAGGGCGTGTGGAATTCGTGCGGCTCAATCTTTGGAATAGCAACCCCACCGCTGTTAACATGGCAAAATCTGAATTAAAATCCATTCAGGATGCCATCGGCGTTGTGACCGCAAACAGCGATCACATGCATGGCAAGTGGCTGGTGCTGGAAATCAAAGCGGGCACAAAAGATGCCACCAAGCTCTATAAACATTATCAGGCCGCTCCCGAGGGCATGGTAAAAGAGTTTGCGCACATCCAACCAGTGCCAGCCAAGGCACCATCGCCAGCCGCAACGGTGTCGAGTGCTAAGGCAGCCACTAACTCGCTGTATGCCGATCCCAAGCCCCCGGCCTCTGCAGCTGCAGCGGCTCCGGCAGCTGGCTCTCCTAGCGCGCTCCCCGCATGGGCGCAAAAGAAAACCGCTTAGGCCAAAGTAAGCGGTTAACCTTGGGGCGGGATGCGGGTCTCGCCCCATTTTTTAAAAAAGGATATTTATGGCAGATTTAACAGAATTCACAGGTAAGGAAGCATTGCGCGCCAGCCTGTTAAAAAAGCGCGCCAAGGTTCAAGAAAAAATCGATGGCGTGATCGCTAAGGCGCAAGAAAAGCTCGCGCCCCTGCAGGCGCAAATTGAGAAATTCGATGCGCTTTTAAAGGTGCTGGATGAGGGCGCTAATCCTATGATTGAAATATCAGCGGATCAAAAAATTGATGCCCAATGATAAAATTCCGCCCATATCAACGCCAATGCATTGATGCATTTTACCAGTATTATGACACTGGCCGGGGCGGCCATGGGCTGATTGTGGTGCCAACAGCTGGCGGCAAGTCGCTCATCATCGGTGGGTTGGCCACTGAGATTTGCCAAACATATAGCGGCCAGCGCATTTTAATCCTCAGCCATGTGCGCGAGCTCATACTACAAAATCACTCAAAGGTTTTGGCCGCATGGCGCGAGGCACCAGCTGGCATTTATTCCGCCGCGCTTGGCCGCCGCCAGGCTCACGCCGATATCTGCACCGCCACCATCCAATCGGTTTATAAAAAAGCGGCAGTGCTCGGCCATCGGGATTTGTGCTTTATCGATGAGGCGCATTTACTGCAGGCTGGCAATATGGGCATGTATGGGCGCCTGATCGCCGAATTACTGGCCATCAATCCGGCCATGAAACTTTGCGGCTTCACCGCCACTGATTACCGCTTAGATTGTGGCCTTCTCACTGAGGGCGATGGAAAAATTTTCGATGATACTATTATCGAAATCCCCATAAGCCACTTGCTCGAGGAGGGCTATCTCACCCCACCGATCAGCAAATCATCATTAGTGCAAGCAGATCTCGAGGGGGTAAAACGTACCGCGGGAGAATTTAATTTAAAGCAAATGGCCGAGCGGTTTGATCAGCGCGCATTTATTTCGGCCGCCCTCGATGCGGATCTGCCATTTTTCGCTGATCGCCGCAGTATCGCGCTATTTTGTGCCACGCTGGAAAACGCCGCGCACGTTGCCGATGGCATGCTCGAGCGCGGCATCGATTGTGAGGTGATCGATGGCGAAATGAGCGTTGAGGATCGTGAGGATAAGCTCGAGCGATTCCGCTCCGGCGAGCTGCGCGCGCTCGCCTCGGTTGGTGTTATCACCACTGGTACCGATATCCCGAATATCGATTGCATTGATTTATTCCGCGCCACCGAATCGCCTGGGCTCTTGCAACAGATCGTAGGACGCGGATTCCGCGTGATGTATAAAGAAGGATATGATCTCGATACCAGGCAGGGCAGGCTCGATGCCATCAGAAATGGGATAAAGCCCAATTTCTTGGTACTGGACCACGGCGGAAACATCGAGCGCCACGGTGCCATCACACATATCGAAAAACCAGCCCGGCGTGAAAAAGGTGAGCGCGCGAAAATCCCAAAAGCTAAATGCCGGATATGCGAAATCTGCAGAACTGCATGGCCGCTCGAGATCACTATATGCGGTATGTGCGGCCATCAAATGAAAATCGAGCGAGATCCCACCACCAATTTAAACGTGGAGGCCAGCAACGCCAATATTATGGGCACCGCATTCATGCGTGGTGAATCGGCTCAATGGTTTGATGTGGATGATGTAAAATATTCCCGGCACAAAAAAGAGGGCGCGCCGCACACCCTGAAAGTTACCTATTATTGCGGCGTGCTGCAATTTAACGAGTGGAAACATTTTGAGCGCATCGGCAGTTTGCGGCAGGAAGCGCTTAAATGGTGGGGGATGCGCACAGCCAAAGTGCCGCCCGATGATGTTGCGGAGGCGTTAAAATGGGTGGAAACGCTCAAAAAACCCCTCCGCATTCAAGTGGTGAAAAAAGAAAATCTTTATGAGGTAATCCGTTATGGCTTTCAACCAATCCCACAAAAATCTACTGGTATCACAGCTACAGGCAGCGCTTACGGCGGTGAAGGCTATGCCAACAGTGAATAATTGCGAGAGCTGCGCCAATTGCGATTTAAAGGGCGGACCCGCGCGGTGCACCGCGGCAGGCATCGTTATCCCGGCTGAGGTGTTGCCAGTGGGGTGCGAGGCCTATGTTTATGATCCAACCTCGCCGCCTTTTTAAAGAAGCCCCTTAATGATGAGCTCGGCAGCCGTTAAGCACGCCAGCCCGGCAGATATCAGATTAACGCGCGTGCTCGGCACGTTGATGGCACCGAGAATAAACAGCACCAGCGCAGCGATTAAAAGAATGGTTACGGCCATAAAAACCCCTATTTTGTGAGCATTAAGGATATGCACCCTGGCGTAAGGATGCCATACGGAATGTATCTAATTAGATTCTAATTAGATGCTAGTTAGGTTGTGGCCGCGCGCAGCGCCGCGAGCAATTCCGGCACCGAGCGGAATAAGATATAGAGGCCGCCGTTGCGCTCGACCACATATTTTTGGTGATTTATCTGCGCTTCTGATTGCCGCCCGGCACCCGTTTTGGCCTCGGCCTCGAAATAACGGCCATGGGGAGCCAATATCCCGGTGATATCGCCGCCGCCCTTTTTCCCGTATTTTATGAATGTGCCGTGATCGGTTTTAAAAGCCCCGGTGTTGGTTGGCCAACAGGTATATCCAGCGAGCGCCAATTCCTGCAGGGCATCGCGCACAAGGGCGTTATGCGCCTCGTTATGCGCCATCGCTCACGAAATCATTGGCTGTGACTTGATTTTTTGTATAGGCCATGATTACGGCCAGCCAGCCATTGCGGGGCAATGTACCGCGCTCCCAATAGCCGAGAGTAGTTTGGCACAATTTCTTAGGTGCTTCACCTGGCTTGAGGTCGCGCGCGTATGCTTCGAACTTTTCTGCCAGCTCTCGCTGGGATAACTTACGCTTTTTTCGCCATTCTTTTAGTTTCATGCCGTTATAATAAGGGAAAACAAGGGTTAATTCAAGCGAAAAGATTGCTATAAAATAACCCTTGCATTTAGCAATTAAATTGCTAGAATGGGTGTATAAATTGGAGGTTAAAAATATGCTTAAAGCCCTTATCATTATACTCATCGGCATGGCGATATCATCATCGGCCATTGAATACATCACCGCATACGGCGGTGGCGAAGCAACAGCGCTGGCGATTTTAATTGCCGGGGCAGTAGCGCAAATATACGGCCTTTTTATGATGGCGCGCATATGAGAAATTTTTGGATTCTCTTGGCGGTATCTTCAACGGTGGCGATATCGGCGGCGATAACGATGGCGGCGATATGCTTTACAATTTGCCTTATTTCAGGCGCGCCGTTTATATCGGTTTACCTGTATGTTATTGTTCCATCGGCGCTAATATTTTTGGGTGTTTTTCTCCCCTGCGCCGTATTCCTTTGGAGTCATCATTGATATGAGCACAGCGGATTATTTTAAATACCTCGGCTGCATTTCCTTCTGGGAAACCCGCAAAATTCGCGGCGTGATGGCACCATTTTTTTGGGCGTATAATCTCAAGTGCGATATGAAAATCGCCGGGTATAAGCGCAAGCTGAAAGCCCTAAAAGTTATCCCACTCGATATTCGACTTATTAAATAACCATGCGCATAGATAGGAGAAATTTTATGAGTATATCACCAATCAGCACCACCATATTGCCCACATCACAAGCGGTACAGCCTGCCGCTGCCAGCGATTCCACCACCGATAATTCTGGCAATAACATCACGCTCAATGTGCAAAATAATATCGACCTCACAAAATCACAGGTTGGCACCCAGAATGTTACCGTTGCGCAGGAATTCGACCTTGCCATCAACGGCAGCAATAACAACATCACCATAAATGATTACAATACGCTTATCACCAATGCGGTGGCCAATAACCAGCCATCAGCGGTTGGCGGCATCACCCCGGTGCAAAATCCCGATGGCTCGGTTTCCTTCACCAATGCCGATGGCTCGGCCTCCACGCTGCAGGATTACATCGCCCAGCTGCTTGGCTCGCTCGTACAGGGCTTAATGGCGAACGGGAAGGCATCCGGGGCGTATGGTAGCGCGGCATCACTTAGCAGCGCCCCGGCTACGCAAGGAACCGCGCTGGACACGATGGCGTAGGTTATAGAACGAGGTTTAGCAACAAAGGGTTGAAGATAATGGAGGATAGCCAATATTTAATTATCATCGCACTTTGCGTGATGTTTGCCATATCAAAAATAGTGGGCATGAAACATGTTTCAGCTTTGCGAAATCTATCCGATTCTTATAAGAATCTGGCCGCAGCGTATGAAAATAAAGCCAATGCTTATGAAGGACTGAATACAGCACTTAAAAAGCAAATTACTATGCAGGAAAATTTAATAAACGCCTATAAAAACGCTCCAACAGATAGGAGAAGTGAGCCGTGAGTGATATACCAACAGAAGCTATGTGCGATGCCGCTAGGTGGTTCATTCTAGCGCGTGATGCCAATATCTTTACATGGGGAGGATTGTCGAAGTGTATAGACCCTGAAACAGTAATACCCCATATCCGCGATAAGATTAAGAATAGCCCTACAGGTCATATAACCAAGTGGGATTTTGCTGAATGTATTTACATGCTCATGCGAAGCGTTGGCCAGCCTACCGTTTATACCGTTTATGATGTTACCCCGCCAGATAATGAGGTCGGGGAAAACACAAGGGGCGAAGTATGAACGACATCGAGCAATCTCAGCCAAAAGACGAATGGTATTCTGAGCGTATAGATAGCGATAATGGGGTAATCCATTACGAGGCGCATGGCCCAAAAGATGCTTATACGAGATTTGAAGGTGCAAACGCTAAATTACATTGTGAGCTTTTTATGGGCGCAATTACTGGTCAGTTGAATGAGGAAATTGCTAAAAAATTGTGGGAAGGGTTATGCAAAGCAGCAAAATAATTGAGAAAAACGGGAAATGCCCCACATGCTTAGGGGATTCTGTGGCATCTACTGAGCATAAAGACGGATATAGTGTTACGAGATATTTATGTACAACCACTGAACCTGTGAGTTTGATGAAATGTATATCTGCATTGCAACCGCATTGGTTTGGGGTGGGTCACAAAGAATTTATCCAATGGGCGAAACCGATAGTTAAGGCTGTCCTAGACTCTGCTGGGGTCGAATATGTCGAATGATTTGTTTCAATCTCTGATAGAACGACTGATAGGTGAGCAATCGCTATGAAATACGGTTGGATAAAATATCGCTTTAACTTCGCTTACGGGTCGAGCGAATGGCATTACCGTGAAGAAGCATTAGCGCACCTCGTCAAGAGTAAAAGATTCGTTAGGGAGAATTGCTTGGCGCATTTGGAGGACGAGTACAATTATTCCGATAAATATAGGGGCATTGAATTTGAGATAGTTAAACTGCCTCCAAAAGAAATACTCATTAACAAAGCTAGGGCAGCGCGAATTGCTGCTGCTTCTTCATTAATAAGAGCCAAGCGATACGAACAACAGGCAAAGAAAGCGAAGGCAGCATGACACCTCCCGACACGAACACCGTAGATGATT